CGTCGATGTCCACTCGACCTTCCACAATGTCCTTGACACATCGGCTGTAACTGAGTCCAATTTTCATTTTTGTTCCGCTTTCTTTTCAATAGGTGGTGGGAAATAGGGTTCAATTATGTAGTGTGTGCTGGTCCACCAGCCAAAGGCAGTGATCATGCCTGCTAAAAATATTTCAAGTACCATCTTTTATTCCTAGTGTCATGGGTGCGTGATCCAGTATGTCCTTGTCATCTCGACGATAAAAATATGCATCGGGGTCTGTGATTGTAACACACAAGTCACTATGATGCAAGTCATAGTCCACAAAGTTGTGTTCCGCATCATACACACGGAACACCACGTTTCCGTCGACTAAATTTAACAAGTGTCCACGAACACCATTGGCTGATTTTGCTGTCATTGCTTTATACTCTATCAACTTTTAAACAAATGTAGGCTCGGATTTTTTCACGTTCGCGAATTCGTGCCTGTAGTCTACGTTCTTTTTTTTGACAAGTGCTCCATGACGTGTAGTAGTCCAGGGGTTGGTACTCCAACGTCAGCGGCCCACCCGCAGGTCCTTGAGTTACCATCACAGCCACCAGCACTATTTCGTACAAGGGAGTCATCAAACTTTTTCTCCAGCCTCAAAATCTCTAAATCTCAAGAACCGGGGGAATCGGAGGCTGTATGTTCCGTCTTGGTTTTGTGTGACTGCGTCCGCTTGGACTTCAACCAGGTGACCAAGTAACTGATCCCTACTGGCCCAATACTCATCACGAAGAGTATCACTAAAGCCACTGCCAACATTAACACGAATTCTACGGTCATTGTCTTCTCCTTCACAAATTATAGCACCCAACCGGTCTGCATTGCGACCAGTACCTTGTTCAAAACCCACAATATTGAGGTCTACCGAAATTGTGGGTTTCCATTTCATCCAAAAATCACTGCGTTTGCACTCGTAAGGTGCATCCATTGATTTGATCATGATGCCTTCAAAGCCTTCTGCAACGGCACTTTCAGCAAACCGTTGCATGATGTCATGTCCCTCGGCTGTGTCCAAGTCCACTTCCAGGCCGTTCATGATACGCAAGCAAGAGGTCTCAAGTAAAGTTTCTTGTGCTCGCTCCAGCCATTCTATACGTTTGTACTGCTGGATATTACAATGACCTTCTTGCAAGGACTCCAAGGGAATGATATCAAAAATATGATATATCATGCCTTCGGTCACTGCATCACTTTTGCGATGTGCCTGCTTCATGAGTTTCTGAAAACTTTCACCCACAATCTCACCATCCAGTACAAAGCGGCCACCGAAGCCAGTACCACGCATGAAAAACTGTCTGGTATCTTCAATAGCATCTGCAATCTGTGGAAAGTTTTCAAACACTTTGCCGTTGCGGCTGAATAGTGTTACGTTAGCACCGTCGACCACTGCCAGCACACGCACACCATCCAGTTTGACTTCCAGACGTTTGATGCCTTTTAGTTTCTTGGGTTGGTCAGTAGAATCTTGTGCCAACTGACAAGTGAACACTGGAATACGATACTCTGATCTACCCAATATCTTGTTCAATGTCTTTTCAGATATGCCACACCGCAGATCTTTTATTATTACTCTACGGGCCAAGTTGTTCCATTCGTCTGAATCAAACATCTGGCTTAGTTGTTCGATACTTTCTCTAGCACGATTGCCTGTGATCGATCTTGTACGGAGTGCTTCTAACAAAGCCCAAAATTTTACCCAAGGGTTAGGCCGATCAGTCAAGCCAGATGTTTCTGGAACCTGACGGATATTGAATGTGTAGAAAGGATTGTAAGCCTGGTAGCAATTAAAGAGAAAACATTGTGCATCGGCACTGCCCAGTCGGGCTGCCATCAATGCTTTTTCAATGGTTTTTTCTTTGTGTATACGGCTGTCTGAACTTTCTAGATCGCGGATCCAGCCTGCGGCCATTGTGCCATCGAACCTTTCGTTTGAGAAATCTGTTGCGTTCATATATTTACGTGGTTACCACGAAGAGTTATAAAACACTTTAAGTCCCAAGAACAATTCTGCTCGGGCCTTGCGAATGAAGTCAAGGTCTTGTTCTTTGTAATAGTCATCTGCGCCATCGCCAAAAAAGAAGCCTTGGGTGGCGGGCAATTGGTCATGCTTTACTGCACGTTCCAAGATGTCAAGATCCTCCCAGGTCAGTTCAAGTTCAACACCATTGAATGATTTGTATGAATAACCTTTCTCTTTGGCCAATTGTTCCATCCAGCCATGCAGGTTAGGATGCTTGCGCCAGTAAGCAATTTCACGCTGGCCGGTTCCCGAATCCGCCTGTTCTTTGGCGGCAGTGTATGCGTACATATCCAAGCCCATGTTAACCTCCGAATAACTGATAAGCAATAATAGCGCCGTTGTAGGCGCTGAAGAAGATGTTGGCCCAGCCCCATTGGGGGCTGTTGTTTTCAAAGCAATAATCAGCGATGCGCCAATTGAGCCAAACAAAGAAGGCGTTGACTATCATTACTGGTTGCCGTAGACTGCCGAGTACAATGCATCCACTTCAGCCTCAGTTGCATCTGTAGGCTTTGTTTTTGCCTTGGCTTTTGTCTTGCCTGACTTCACACGTACCTTGACAGTGCGAGGGGCTTTGGCCTTGACTCGGGGAGCCACTTCTGCTTCTAGCACAGCACGAACCAAGATGTCTTTGGCAAAGTCGGAGTCTAGCAAGTAGGCCACAGCCGCAGTCTTGTCCATGACATGGGGCAAAGGCACAATGTTTACATCTGTATCGCCCAGTTTGGCCAACTGTTTGGCACGAGCATCTGAGTTGGCAAAACGAACTTTGAGAGCGCCTTTGGTAACGCTGGTGCCTGCAAATGTATAACTCATAAAATTTCCTTTGTTAGTGATTAAAATTGTATTGTAACCAAAAACGAATTTCTGGTCAACTGTTGACTGTTGCAAAAGGGCTACAGTTTTCTGGAACATCAATGCGTACGATTGCACAAACGGCCACCACCGATATACCAAATTCTTCAGCAAGATACTCAACGTCACTGTAGTCAAATTCTTTGGGGCTGTCATAGCCACGGTCTTCACAAATAGCGTTTACCATTGTGCTAATATCGCTCATTCTACTCATCGGGTTCTCCTTAAATTACGCCGGTACTCGAGCATCCATCATTTCTGACAGGATGAATTTGGCAATGTTCATGTGCTTGCGAACATACTCAACTGAACGGGGGCCAGTGCCCATGGACATCATTTCTTGGCAGTCGCTCATGATGCCCATCACAACCATTTCAAGACCTGAACACTGGGCTGTGATACTTTGCATGTACTGTTCGCGAATCTCTTGTTCGGTGATGCCATAGCACTTGTTTTCAAATTCTGTCATTCGGGGCTCCTTTTGTGTTTGTATGTGTATATTATAGCAAATTGGGATTTATTGGTCAACCAAATGCTTTGACTAGTCCCGATGCCCCAATGCACAGAGCCACAATGTTCACCATCAACTGTGGTTTATTTGCAACACGTATGGTCCAGATCATGAACAGTATAGTACCCAAGAAAAAGGCAAGAATGTTATAGGGGTAAGCACTAGGGCCCACAGCATTGAGACTGTGACCTGCAATGATAAACACTGCTCCGGTCCACTGTAGTATTTCATTGATTTCTAACTTCATGTGCTTATTATAACCGATCTTGAATATTCGGTCAACCAAAAAAAAGCCCCGCAAACTTGCAGGGCTTTTGTAGTACTAAAGTATTACTTTTTAGAAACCGCGTGTGTATGCTACTGAAACAACCTTTTGGTTGCTGTCGCCTTTTACGCGATCATACTTGACAGCCACTGTGTCGTCTTTACTCAAGGCATAAGCCAATGAGTAACGTGCTGTTTGAGTTTGGTCGTTGTTCTGTGTGCCATCAAAAGCACTACGGAAGCGATAACCGAACTTGGCAGTCAATCCATAACCAATTGGAGCGGCAATGCCTGGCTCAACTGAGTAGTATGTGAAGTCTGTAGTATTGCTATACTTTTGACCAACTGCGGCACGAGCGTACAAGCCAACTGGACCTGGCACTGTGGCACCGGCTTCAAGGCGTGTGCTCAAGGCATTGGTACCTTCTGTCTGTGCATTAGACACTGACAAGTCACCAGCAAAGCCTGTGAACTCTTTCTTCACGCCCAAAACATATTGTTGTTGAGCGGCAGCACCTGCGTTGTTGATGTGCTGACCTTCGACAGTGAAACTGTCGACTGCAAATGCAGTACCTGTGATGGCCACGGCCAAGATTGCAAAGATTTTCTTCATTTAGTTTTTCCTTTTAAAAAGATTGTGTTCAGTTATAAACACAGAATAATATTTAGTAGAAACACGTATTACATGTTTATTTTACCACTAAATTGGCTGCTTGTGCTTCAGTATACGTGGCTGGAATAAGATTTGCAACCGGATTGGGCGAACTGGGTTGGCTGGGGATATTGGTGTCTACCCCAATTCCCACATTGTTGAGAATCGCAAGATTTTGTCCCTCGCGCAAACAGCCCACAATTGCTTGTCCGCCCAGAGTGGTCAAATCTGCCACTTGCTCCAGGAACCAGGTGGGTCCATTTTGCTCCTGATTGATGCCATATGTGGGTAGACTTTCAACAAAACTCATGACAGGTCCACGATCAGTTGTGGTTAGTTCGGCTATGTTTATAGTGGCCAAGGTCAGATTGTTGCTCTCGGTTAGAACCTTTTGTGCCATGGTATCAAACTCTGTATTCATTGATGTGGTCTGGGCTGGGTATGCTGTGACAACATTACCAATTTCAACCACCGCATTGGGAATCAGTGCTGTGCTAAATGCTACGTCGGCATTGGCATAAGTGCCTGCGGCATATCCAGCAGGGATTGTGACCGGCCCTGTCACAGCATTGCCATACACACCATTCACTGTGTTTTCCATTCTAGTGTAAATGGTTGTTAGGTTAGACAAGGCGCCCACATTGCCAAGTGAGTTCAGTGTGGTCACAACATTGTTCAATTGATCGATATAGGTCACCCCCACTGCGGCGCCCAACAAGTCTGTCAAGACCAAGGTGTTACCTGTGCCAGTACCTGTAGCATAGGTGTCAGTATAATAAGCAGCCACGTTGGCTGGTACTGCCACTGTGAGTGCATTGATCTGATCAAGGTCTCGGGTGGTCACAGTGGCCACAAAGGCCACAGCCAACTGCGGCGATGACAGTGTGCTGACATTTTTTATTTGTTGAAGGCTCACACTCACAGCCTTGCAGGCCAAGGCTTGGTCAGCAGGTATAATTTTGCTCAGGCGTTCATAGGTAATCATGCTGGTACCACCGTTAATACATACCTTGGCAGGTACTGTAACAAATTGCTGTTGACATTACCAGTTGCATCTAGATAGATGGCTCGCAACTCACTGGTGGTATTTTGATTGTAAGTTCTCACAGTGAGGCTGGCATAACTGGTGGGGAAGATTTTTACAGGATTTAACAGGTCAGCCATGGAGGTTAATCCTGGGTTCTGGGGTTGGGTTGTGTTGACGCCAGCCACTGGCAGAGTGATTCTGAGAATGTCACACACCTGTTGTAGTGCCACATCTGTGACCAACAACATGGCTCGATATAGTTTGGCTTCTTCAGTGTCAGTCAGGGTGGCATCAGGATCAGTAATGTGTTCAATTTGATTGATAGTGAATCCCACCTGCTTGAGTGCTATGGTGATTCTAGGAGTTAGATTGGTCACTGTGGCCAACTGCCGGAACACTGTACTGGGCAATCCAAAGTTGCCCAAGTTAGCAAGATCAATAAGAAATCCAAGTCGTGCTAGATCACGACCAAACGAAGGCAAAGCCAAGTTGACATCGGTCAAGTTACCGGTTATCAAACTGTTCATGGAAGTAAATGTACTGCCCAAATAGGTTTGGCTGTTGTAAGCAGTGTTGATAAAATCATTGTTTTGATTTATGTAGCCTTGAGCGGCCGAGAACACCTGAGCAAAAACTGTGGTGTTGCCTTGTCCAAGATAGGTGTTACCAATGTTGGTTATGACTCCGGTGAATCCCGCAATACTATTGCCATAAGAGGCATATGATGGATTGGCGGCTATTGTGGTGTCAGGGACATCTTGGTCAGGAGTTATCGTATAATCACCTGCACCGCCGCCACCGCTGATGTCGGCTGTGATAAAAGTGTTGGCACTGGTCCCCACGGCACCTATTTGTAATCCCACGTATATGGGATTTGGAGCCGGTGTACTGGTCACAGTCAATGTGTTACCGTTAATATTTCCGCTGAATGTGGTGTAGTTTGTGGTGAAGGTTGTTTGTATTCGTGGGCCCAGCACGTTACCTATATTGCTGGCATAGGCTTCAGGAGTGCTGTCTGCCAGGGCAGGGCAACTGTTGGCTGCCATGATCTCAAGACTGGTCAACGTAGTAGATGTTAAGTTTGCATTGGCGCTGTTGCCCAGGGCTACAAACAATGGTGCAAGTAACGTGGTGCCGGTGTAAGAAGAGATAGCATTGGTAAAATTGGTAGCAATGGCCACACCTTGATTGTTGCTGAGTGTGGCACCCGCGATCATTTGTAATGGTGTTAAAATTGAAGGCACTTTATCTACCAATAAACACAGTTTGACTGCCAGCAGACACACTGGTACATCCGGTTATACTGCTGCCAACAAAGGCGGCTGGTTTTCCATTTATAAAAACACTGCTGGAACCTGTGGCAATTGCTGGGCCATGAGCAGTACATTTTTTCATCACAAAGCCCACCGCCATCAAAGCAAAACTGTAAGGGGGAGGGGCAAACTTTGCCCCTATGCTGGCTGCTTGCCCTGCTGCCGCTCCGCCACCGGGTGTTTTGTGAGAGGTAACTGTGTCGCCCACGCGAGATGCCGCTTTGCCATCGGTAAACACATCTGCACTGCCCGTTGCTATGGTAAAAGGCGAGCAATGTGGAACACACTTATCACTCTTTCTTGCGGCTGCTGGCATATTCTATTTCCATTAATCTTTCAAATTTAACCTGCCACTGATCAATTTCTTTATGATCTTGATCGGTGTGTGGGCCGGGCGGGACCTCAGGAGCAAATTCTATCACGTGATCAAACTCACTGGGAATTTGCTCGTACTCGGTGTATTCATACAGTTTTTCATCACGCATGATTACAAAGCGATGTCCCATGGTGTATTTATGGAAGTAGAAATCAGGTGTTTTAAACCATTTGAATGTTGGTTGTGCTCTGCATGTACTGACTGGCAAACTGCTTGTCGGAAGTCACCGCCACAGTCACAGTGCCTTTGGCAAGACCGATGGTCTTGTCCGGACTCACTGTGAACAAGTAAGGCAACAGGCCCGGACCGTTTGGCCCCATGGCAATTACCATGGGTTTGGTCAAGCGATAGTGTGTGTCAGTTTCTTTGTCCAGTCGCGCCACAATCTCCTCACCTGATGTGAGTTTGAGTGTGACCACGTCGCCTTCGGCGAGTCCTTTGTCAATTTCAAGTAGCATTTGTTAACCTTTGTCTAAGTTCTGTGAATCCGCCCACTAGTTCTTCATCTAGGAAAATTTGTGGTAGTGTTCTAGCCGTTGGTACTGCGGCCAATAAGTCTTCTTTGTCCCAGCCGTTGTTGATATTGCGTTCTTCATACTCAATACCTCGGCTTTCTAACAATGCCTTTGCTTGTGTACAATAAGGGCACTGGTCTTTGGACCATACTATTGCTTTTGTCATTTTAATTTTCCTTGTTATAATTCTGGTAATTCTTCGTAGTCCAGTTGATCGGACATGACTCCAATAACATAGTTAGTCGATTCAGACTCTTGCAGTGCAGTTTGTTTCTTGCTAGTGTCCACGTGCTTGGTGAACCAAGGGATAGGTGTTGAACGTGGGTGATCTTGTGTGTACTTGATGCCAACCTCTTTGAGTGCATTGAATGCTGTGAAGTCCACAAAGTCTTTGAGAATGTTTGCGTTAAGGCCAATCACTGGACCTTTCTGGAACAAGTAGTCAGCCCAGGCTTTTTCTTCACGGATCACATCCAGGTACATTTGATATACTTCTACTTCGCATTCGGCTTTGACTGCGGCAAAGCGGCTGTCTTCTTTGACCACTTGATTGATCAACCAGCCGGTCCACTCTTTGTGTAGCATTTCATCTTGTAGGATCAGTTGAATGATGTTGCCGTTACCAATAAAGATCTTGTTCTCTACCATGGCCAGGCTTGTGGCAAATGATACCATGAAGCGGAACGCTTCTAAGGCATAACTTGCATTCAGGGCCAACCAGATGGCTCGAATATGTGCTTCTTCTGAATATTGGCCGCCTGTTTCTTTGTAGCAGTTGATACGGTGCAAATGATCATAGTGGTCGCCTACGCTGGATGCCATGTCCACAATCTCTTGTGTGTCGTGGATTGTGTTGAACACGTCCTTGGGCACGTTGTAGATGTTGCGAATGATGTGACTGTAACTTCTTGAGTGAATGTTGGTTTCAAAGAAGGTCCAGTTGTATACTAGGCTTTCTAGTTCTGGAATTGATACCACAGGCGTAAAAATTTGACTGGGGCCACGTCCTTGCAAACTGTCCAAGGCTGTTTGACGCAACAGATTACTTGTAAAGATATGCTTGACAGTGTCACTTGCATCTTTAAAATCCTGTGCATCTTTGGTCAAAGAGATTTCTTCCGGCACCCAAAAGAATCCACGTGCTTCTTGTTCATACTTGACCAGTTTGTTGTATTTGACTTCTTCAAATCGTTGAATGGTCACAGGACCTGCTGGGTCTAGAAACATCTTGCGACTGAGATAATCTGTTTTTGTTTTTAAATTGTATTGTGCTTGACTCATATTCAAATTACTTTCTCTAAATATTGACTGATGATATTGGCTATTAACTCATGCCCTTGTTTGGTAGGGTGTTTAGAGATTGGATTCAGTATTCCTTTCTTTATTAAAAATTCAACTCTATTAGAATCTGCTTTCCAATAAGAATGGTGATATTGATTATCCAATTTAGTCATGCCATTTAGACATGCTAAGTTTGATAACAGATCTCTAGGACTCCCAACATCTATTAGATTGTCTATCTGCCAGCCATAATCATGATGATTAAAAGTATCAAACCAAAAATTAATAATATTATTTGATTTATAAAAAATATTCATAAACTCCATTTCGACTGCTAATCGCTGGACTTCGTGATCATGATTATAAAAATTTTCTATTAGTGGTTTTATAAGATCAGTACATTGATCATTGAACATGAAGTTGATTAACTTATTACGGCTCACACTATAGAGTTCGTTTCTAGAAGTAGCGGTAATTCCGTGTAACACTATAACATTGTCATAGGTGTCACACAATTGACGACCTTGGGCTGATATAAAGAATTCTTTGCATAATCTAAATTGTTTTTGATTACTTGATCCACCAGCAGAAAAATTTATATTGGTAAATCCATATTTTTCTGACAGCAACCCACGAAAACTCAGTTTACTACAGAGATCATCATTCCATGCAATTGCTCTATAATCAGATTCTGACATTTGTGATAGGTATCCAGATCCAACTCCAAATGTCCAACTACATCCAAATGTAATTAATGCGGTTTTTGTCATAAATTCCCACTTGCTAAAACTATACGGGCTATGTGTTCGAGGCGTTCTATATGCTCATAGGCACGCCATGGTGTGACATCAATGGCCACTACTCCATGCCCCTTGATACCCACAATATCAAATTTGATATTGCCTGCTGGGTCTAATCCCAAATTACCATGACACGCATCAGCAAGTTCTTGACTGATAGGTGCCACATCTCCTACATTGGGTGCTACTCGTGTGTAACGGTTGAGTTCTGGGAAACTATCGCTGATAGTGCTCAAATCAATACCAGCATGCATGGC